AAACTGTCTCGCCTAAAAACTTACTAACTTCGGGAGTTTTTTCACACAATAATTCTAAAAAATCAATATAATTATATTCGCTCTGACTTTTTTCAACCTGAATATCACCAGATAAATTGTTTTCTTTAGAAAATTTAATAAAAGATTTAGCTAGTTCACTTGCTCGTTCTGGAGATATGAAATTCTTTATATAAATGTAGTTCGATTCTTGAATATTTTTATGCATGGTAGTCTCTTAATCTAACGCATCATTGGCATTTTTCATAAATGATGTAATATCATCCATTGACGGGGCATTTTCCTTAAAAGATTTTTCCCATAGTTCTAAGCAGGGATATGCCCAGGCAGGTAGTTCTGTAATTTCTGTATTAGGTCGTTCATCTGAATATTCTATGTGCCCTGCATTAGTAAGCCATTGTAAACATCGCACATCTTGTGGAATCCCTGCATTAGAAAGATCTAAATTTAATATGCAACATACATCTGTATAAACTGCGTTATCGGGAACTAATATAGTTAATCTATTTGTTTGGAACATATCTTAATTTTCTATACTTTTTGAGTTAGGACTAGCATCGATTAAATTACTATCGTTGTTGATTGTGCGCGAGCCAATTCCAGCAGCAGCAGCCAATACCTGCAGACTAGTCTCGTTTGCCTTGACCATTTCGTTTCTAAAACTTTCTACAGCAGCCCCTGTTTGTCGTTGCATTCCGGAATTTTCTATCAACAACATTGGCAAGTAAGCTACAGTGCAATTCCAATCATCAACTTGTTTTCCAGTGTTTACATCATATCCCGCTATCTTAACAAACCAAGCACAGTCTAATCCTATACATTCTTTGTTAAGAATGGGACAGAGATTTTTTCTTTTAAGTTCCATTTGATTTCTCCTATATCTAATATTTACTATTATAATATAGGTATATAAAAAAATTAGAACTTAGATGCCAATATCAAATCTACATAGATAACTGACCAATTGGGCTGACTGGCAGATCCGCTTATAGAAACTCCAAGAGGATGGCTGTGAGCAGTACTTCCACCTGCGGTTGCGGACGCAGGCGCCGGACTGGCATTAAATACCGAGGCATAACTTGGTGCGGGAAAGGGATTTCGAGCAAGTACTGTTATACGAGGTATGGGATTTACAAACATTGTAGTATGCACATGGCCGCCTGCTCCAGTTGATGCTGCTGGTGCAGCACCAGTACTTCCGGGAAACGGACTATTAAAAGAGAAACTGTTCGGCCATGTAGTTAAATGTGCTGTTGAAAAAGTTGTAGTGCCGCCTAATGTTCCGCCACTACCACTTACTACCCTTAATGCCACATCATTTACAGATGTAATCTTTTGCCAGCCAAGAGGTGCAGCAGTTTGTCTAAATACCGTAACGGTTCCGGTTGGAAATGTAAATGATCCCATTGTTAATTCCTACTGCATTGAATTACATCAATATATCTCAGTGACAATGTCTGCATTGAGCCCCCTGGAAAAGTAACAGGGGCCGGCACCGCACCCGGCACAGTATGTGAATGTGAGCCGCCGCCCCCAGCCGGGCCGATGCTTTGAGTACCGGCCGATTGATAGATGAGTTGTCCAGCTGGTGCAAAGTATGCCTGTCCTATAGGACTTGCAGTACCACCACCTGAAGGGTGTGAATGAGAAGCCATTTCGCTAGTTGATATTGTGTAACTACCAACTGACAGACTAGAACTAAAACTAGCGGCCACTTCAGCGTCAGTAAAACAGGTAGTGAATGGTGAGGAGCCGCCAGTTGATACTGCGCCGTTAACAATCCGTAGTGCATAATCATTAAGGGTAGTTAATTTAGTCCAACCAACAGGTGCCGCTACTTGACAAAAAATGGTAATTGTTCCAGATGGGACAGACGGTCTTGGCATTACGGTAGAGTATCCCTAGTTGCTAAAATTACATTTGCATATCGTATACGTCTATCTTTAGAAAGAGTAAGCGTTAGTGACGGAACAGCCGGAGTTGAGTGACTGTGAGGCGATGACGGACCACCGGAGGTACTTGTCTGCTGGCCATAAGCTGCTGCCTGCAGGGTCGGTTGGGCCGATGGTGGCACAGTAACCCGGGCACCGGAGGGATACGGACTATATTGAGCAACAGTGTGTGCATGAGTATGCACAGGAATTTGTGGTGAGGTTAAGGCAACAGGAGCTGTAGCCGATGCAGCGGTTCCAGTTATGATTGCCGACACTGTATTCACAGATGCTGGGTACACAGTGGTAAAATTAGATGTACCGCCAACCGAGCCGCCTGTTAGTCCTGTAACTAGCCGTAGTCCTATGTCATCATTTGAAGTAACCTGAGTCCAGCCTACTGGTGCAGTTGCCTGATAAAATAACATTGTTGATCCATAATATTCTGGTTCTTCTTCAATTGGAGGATTTAGATACCATTCTTTTCCCGCGGTTGATGCCGATCGTGCCATAGTTGTATTTAATTTTGTTAATTACACATAAGTTGTGAATTGACCCAGTGTTACCCAAACTCCGCCAGATGTTCTTATCAAGGAATACGATATCATGTCTACCTGATTCGGCGACCCCGACACAGTAACACCTTGAAGCCATTTTACAGTTTGTGCTGCTCCGTTAATCTGTAACGCAGACGGAATAAATGCACTTGCTCCTTGAGCAATGTAAAGAACAACCACAGTAGTAATGCTGGGATCTGTAGATATATTAGTAAAGTTTGCTGTAAAATTAGCTGCCGGAGCAGTTAGATAAAATACCCCACCTGTTGAAAAATCAAAAGTCACTGTGCCGCTTGCGCCAGAACTGTTTGGTGTAAGATCAACAGTAGTACTGGTCATTCCCATACTGCCAGAGAACCCACGGCTACCGACTGAACCGGCATAACCAAAACTACCGGCATAACCAAAACTACCAATCCATCCTGTAATACCTTGACTACCAGCATAACCTCGTTCGCCCGTTCTGTAAAATTCAACTGCAATTGCTTCGTTAGCAGGAGGAAATACGCCTGCAATCCAAGTTACTCCCAGTGTGTAATAATTCCCGTTGTCTGTTATTGAATTTACTTGATGGATAACTTCTTGAGTAAGTAATGAGCTAACACATTTTATATGCAGATATCCCTTTATTGGACTGGTACTATCATCAAAGGTTGCAATAAATGATTGTATATTTGCGCCATTGGAGGTGACATCGTTAATATAAACTAGAGTGCCCGGGATAGCTGCACTGTTAAATCTCAAACTGCCATTGGAACTAATACCAGCACTAGTGGAGGTAGCATCGAAGTAATATCTCAGGCCACCTCGTTCACCTGTGCTACCTGTATAGCCAAAACTACCAGTGAATCCTAATATACCTTGGCTACCTGAAAATCCTCTTTCACCAGTCCTATAGAACTCAACAGCAAGTGCTTCATTGGCAGGCGGAAGCGATCCGGAAATTACAGTACCAACTAATGTATAATAAGTGGTAAAATCTCCTATGGAGGTCACTTGAAATATTAATTCTTCAGAACGGAACGAGCTAACACATTTTACATGTAGATATCCTTTTATTGGACTAGTGCTGTCGTCAAAGGTTGCAATAAATGATTGTATATTTGTGCCATTGGATGTGATCTCATTGATATAAAGTAGGGTAGAAATATTTCCATTATTAAATCTCAAACTGCCATTGGAACTAATACCAGCACTAGCGGAGGTTGCATCATAGTAATATCTTAGTCCGCCTCGGTCACCTACACTACCTGTATAACCAAAACTACCAGTGAATCCTAATATACCTTGGCTACCTGAAAAACCTCGTTCACCAGTCCTATAGAACTCAACAGCAAGTGCTTCATTGGCAGGCGGTTGTGCTCCTGCAATGTAAGTTACCGTCAGTGTATAATAAGTGGTATTATCTACTATTGAATTTACCTGCCATATAGATTCTGCTACAAGGAATGAACTGACACATTTTACATGTAGATATCCTTTTATTGGACTAGTGCTGTCGTCAAAGGTTGCAATAAATGATTGTATATTTGTGCCATTGGATGTGATCTCATTCATCCAAATTGTATTAGCCACTGAAAAAGTAGGGCTACTAAATCTCAAACTACCGTTTGCACTAATACCGGCACTAGTGAAACCTGAATCGTAGTAATATCTTAGTCCGCCTCGGTCACCTACACTACCTGTATAACCAAAACTACCAGTGAATCCTAATATACCTTGGCTACCTGAAAAACCTCGT